GCTGATGGTCGAGGGTGGGCAGTTCAGCTCCACTTCATCTATTTCAAAGCTGCCCACGGCCCGTAATGGCCTGCCTTCCCAGCCGATGGACAACTTCAGGGTGTCGCCGTGACCTGGGTACCAAGCATCCTTCCACTTGCCCTCGGTGTCCTCCAGCTCGATCTCCAGGCTGTCAGCTTCCCCTGTCAGGAAGTCCGAGTAGCTCAACGACAACAAGTGCTTGCTGATGTCGCGGGTGATGTTGCGTTGCTGGTAGGTCAGCACAAAACGAGCCTCCGGTACCTGGTCGGGAATCAACGCATCCATGGTGGGAGATCCTCCGTCGAGGTCACGGGCTCCATCATGGGGATGGCCAGCGTCAATCCGGCTGGAAGTGCGGCGGTGATGGGCACGTGGGCGTTGGCTTCCACGATGGGCAAATAGCGATGGGCATCGCCGTAATAGCGCCAGGCGAGCTGATCCCAGCGCTCTCCCTCGGTTGTGACGTGGGTGATGAACATCAGGCCCTCCGGGTCAAAACTTGGGCGGCAAGCCCAGCAAGGCGAGTACCTGCGCTGCTCAGGGTGGATGCGGCTTGGCCGAGGGACTCGCGAGAGCTGGCGAAGCGGTCGACGATATTGCCTATGTCCACTGGGTCAAGGCTGGATCGGGAACCCATCACGCTCCCCATTACGTTGTCACTCAAGCGTGACAGATCGGCGCCGTCATCTAGCAGTCCTGCAGCATCTTTAAAGCCCTGCAGGGGCTCGATGGCGCGAGCGGTAATGCTTAATAGCTGTGGCACTTGACCCAGGATCATGGACGGACTGCCACTTTTGACGGAGTCATACAGATTCTTGCCAGCCCGCAACACATTGCCCACCGTTTTTGCATGACCGATAGCCAACTGGGTCGGGCTGGAAGGTGGTGTCATTTTAGATATCAATCCAGGCGACCCCATCGCCGCTGCAGGCGTGCCGCTCAGTGCAGGATCGAGCAGCCCCGGTCGGAGTACCTTGCGATTGAAGACTCCTGTGTATTCCTTCAGGGTGACCTGAACTGTCGCGGCGGCGATTTGGCCCACAGCTGTTGCACGTTGCAGTGTATTGCTAATGTCGGTGATGACGTAGGCGCCCAAGTACTCGCCGCTGCCCATCACAAATGCCAGCGGTTCGTGCTTGCTCTTGGCCTGTCGAAGGGCTCGCAGGCGCTCCTCGGGATCGCCCAGCATCGGATGTATGAGCATCGTTAGGTTGCAGGTGTCCAGGCCTTCGCCAATCCACTCCAGCAAAGGCTTGCCCTGGATACGAGCATGTTCGGCCCAGTCAGCCGTACCGCTTTGCTCCAGGCCGCTGATGCCGCCTGCAACGGTGAACTCGATATCACCCAAGATCGCAAACATCAGGCAAAGCCCTCATCTGGGGAGCCGTAGCTGCGGCGACGTTTATCGTGGTGGTAGCGCTCCATCATCTTCACAAAGTCGGCATAGCTTGCCTGCAGCCCTTGCGTGATCTGCTCGCGGACACCAGGTCCACCAGGCACATTGATCTGTGGGGAGAAATGAAAAATAGGTGATGCATTTGCACCTGGTGCGGCGCCTTGGCCTGCACCTGCGAAGCCACCCATCATGCTTGCCCTGGACACGTCTGCAGGATTCGGTGGTGCTGGAGCATCTGTTGCTTTCTGCACTGGACGCGCAGGACGAAACTCTGTGGAGGTGGCCGGGGCCAGGTCGACCTCAGACTTAGAGGCCATTCCCAACGCGGCTTTGCGCACCAGGTCAGATCGGGCAGAGATGCCAAGGGCTGCACCTTCGCTGATATTCGCGCCGTACCCCATGAACACGCGGCTCGGAGATTGGATACCCAGGGTCTCGGTAAACCAGCCCTTCACCGACGAACCAATGCCCACCACGCTGTCTTTCAGCGAGTTGGCCATGTTGCCAATGCCGTTGACCAGCCCGGTTACCAGCATCCCACCGAACTCGGTGAACTTGCCTGGCAGCTCAATCCCGAAGTAGCTCAGAACTCCGGCGAAAGCTTGGTAAAACAGACCGAGTGGGGAGAAGTTGAGGATCAGTGCGCCGATTCCTGAGATCCCACCAGCAAACCCGGTCTGGATTTCACTCCAGATAGCAGTGTTGGTAATGCCGTGCGCCAGCTTGCTCAGGATCAACCCGCCGAACTCACTGAACTTGCCAGGCAGCTCAATCCCGAAGTAACTCATGACTCCCGCAAAGGCGCGGTAAAACAGGCCGAGCGGAGAAAAGTTGAGGATCAGTCCGGTGATGCCTGAAAGTCCGCCATTGAAGCCAGCCTTCACTTCTGTCCACAGCCCACTGAAGAAGCCCTTGATGGGCTCCCAATAGCGGTAGATCAGGTAAGCGCTAAGCGCAATGCCGGTGACAAGAAGGCCAATGGGGTTCATCAGCAGGGCTCTGCCCAGCCAGAGGACGGCCTGTCCGGCAAGTTTCAACCCGAACAACAACGTACCGCCAAGGATCTTGCCCAAGAACAAAGCGCCACGGGCAACCATTAGCAACGGGGCCCCGAAGGCCATTGTCACGCCGCGTAAGAACAGGCCGCTGTACTTGGCAACTGTGAGCAGGCCGCTGCCAATACGGGTCAGGCCGGTGACCAGGGGCGCGAATTTGCCCATCTGCCACATGCCGCGCAGCAGGGTCCATTTGGCAGAAACAGTTTTCAGAGTGGTGGACATGGCCACGAAGGGCGACATCACCAGGTTGGCGCCGTAGGCAAGGCCAATGAACGCGAGTTTGCCTGCCAGCAGTCCGCCGACCAGGCCAACCACACCTTTGATGATGCCGGGGTTTTCGCTTGCCCAAGCTGAGAACGACGCCATGACCGGCACAAGTGCCTGGGTCACATCCACTAATGCGGGTATCAGGGCGCTCCCCACGGAAATACCTATATCTGCTAAATTCACGCCCAAGCGCTTCAGCTCCTCCTTGGGGCTGCCCATGCGTTTTTTCCAATCTTCATCACTAACACCTTGATCAGCTGCCCCCATGCTACCTTTCTGTATACGTGCCTGTTCAGCCTGGTTTGCGAGGGCGGGACGAAGGTATGACAGCACCTGCATATCCCGAAACAATTCGCCTAATTTGTATGCTTCATTTAAACGGTTGAGTGCTGTTTCCCTCTCTGTTTCATCAGTGAGCGCTATAGCCTTCTGGAATTCAGATGCTGCTTTCGGGCTCTTTGTACTCATGTAGTTGGTAATAATGCTCAACATGGCCTGAGTGGGAGTTAACCCGCTACTGACCAAGTTTTTCATCGATTCTTTAAGATCAATACCGGCATCACTAAAAGACTTTAGCGTGTCGGGCGCGGTGAGTTTTGAAAGGAAATTTTTAAAGTTATTAGCGGCCTCATCAGTAGATCCTGCACCTTTGAGAGCTACCTGTAGAGATGCGCCAATCTCGGCTACTGCCTTTTCGCCGGTCACCCCTAACGCAGCAAACTGAGGGGTAAGTTCCGGCAGCCACTTAGCCATATCTTTCAACTCAAATCGGCCTTCTTTTCCCGCATAGGCCAAGATATTCATTGAGCGATCGAAACCAGTAGCGCTAATCCCAAGGTTATCATTTAGCGCGATAGCAACCCTGCCTAAGTCATCCATGCTTGCTCTGGTCGAGGTTGCGTTTTTAGCCATGACTGGGGCGTATGCAGCAAGTTCTTTTGCACTGGAAATGCCGCCCGCTACCAAGACTCCGATACCGTTGGCTACCTCCGTCTGAGTCTGATTCCACCTCAGCGCGGCTCCGCGCATCACATCACTGAGACGCTTTTCCTCGACCTCATCGAAGCCACCAGTAATGGCGATATCACGGGTTTGATCTTGGAATTCAATAGCAGTACGCATTGACTGCACTACTGGTGCGCCCAGGGCGACCCCAGTGCCGATGGTCTCCATTGCCTGGCCACGCAGATCCCCGCGCTTGTTCTTCAGCGTCTCCCCGCGAGCAATGCTGGTGTTGAGGCGTTCCTGCTTTGTCTTGAGCTGTTCAATGGTACGGCCAACCTGGTCGTACTGACGGCGAAGACGCTCGACTCCGGTACCGCCACGGGCAATGGAAGCTGACAGCTCCGCGCCCATCAGCTTCTGCTTGGTGGTCAAGCCATCGGTAGCGCGGCCCAACTGCTGAACTGTCGACTTGGCCGAGCCAAACGCGGCATGCAGGCTGCCCGATACCACGGCACCTATCTTTAACCCTACCAGGACTTCATTAGCCATAATTTGCTACGCTGCAAGCATGTTTGAGAAAACCGCTCTGCTCACCGCCAAAACCCTTTATGCACTGGCCATCGGCGTCGGTGTGATCTGGCTTGCCTGGCTATGCCTGGCAAACCTTCCCGTATGGGCTGCGGCATTGATGTTTTGCCTGGGCCTGCCGCTGCTGGCCTTGGTAGCTGCCCCTATTGCAGCGGGCGGCGCATTGTTGACGGGAGTAGTGGTTGGTCTGGTGGCGTTGATCAGCGGTTCATTTGCTCGGAAATTTCGTTCCGGCGAATGATCTCTCGCTGACATACATCAACCCAAAACCAGTACCGCTCCATCTCCAGCTCGTCGATCTCAGAGGGCTGCATCCTCAGTACCAACAGCAACGCTTCGTCCCAGGACTGCAGCAAGGTCTCCGCCGCTAGCCATTTCCCGCAACACCTCGGTGACGGTTTTGGAGTCTGCGATATCCAGGTCCATCAGGTCCTCGATGGTCATACCGGTCATTTTTGCCAGCAGAAAATCTTCCATAGCCGCTTCGTCTTTGCTGTGGCTTTGGGCGGCGCTGATGTCTTTGCGTTTGAGACGATTAATTGGCAGCGAGCTAATCTGCGTGCCAGCTGCGGATTTGAAGGGAAATTTGAGAGTGAGACTGAGTTTGTCGGCCACGTTAGTTGCTCCAGGTTGATCGAATGATCGGTTGCTCTATAAGAGCCCTGAGTGTCGCGCCTGGCCGTGGTTTTGGCTTTTAACCGAGTTTAAAGAAAGAAGCCCCGCACGATGGCGGGGCTTCTGATTGCCGTCCTGGCGACTCCAGTCCATTGGAGTTTGTCCTGTTACACGTCAATGTCGATGTCTGCAGCAGTGGCATTGGTTTCTCGGAGTCATTTGATAACGTCCCGAGGACAGCCTGGCCAATGCCTCTACCAACGTAGCGATGGGCAGATCTTGTATGCAGCGACTCCAGTAATCGCGAGCGCGGACATAGTCCATGTCACGGCGGATTTGCATGTCAAAGATTTTCACCAGCGCTTCCGACTTTTCGAGCGCTTCAAATCTCTGCGCCTGCTCCACGGGCGACTGGCCCATAAGCACCTCCAGGCCTAAGCCTGACCAATATTCTTCCGATACTTGGACAGCTGATCTTCACCGCCAACCTTGAAGATGTTGGACAGATAATCCAGCAACACGATCTCTTCACCGTTGAGCAACTGGCGCACATACGTGGCCGAGAACGGTGTTTCAAACTTGCTGGGATCACGCGGCTTGTAGCTGCCCAGGGCGTATTCCTTGAAGGTCACCGTCATCAGGGTGACCAGCGGAACCTCGTCTTGCAGCCCAGCACTGTTGAACACCTGGACGCTCGAACGGCATTGCAACTGCACGCTCTTGAACGGTGCGGCCACCTTCTTGGCGGCGTCCAAGTAAAGGCTGTTCCAAACGATCTTGCCTTCCAGTTTGTCGATACCATCTGGAAATTCGATGAGGCCGACCAAGCCCAGCCCCTGGTGGTCGGACATCACCGCTTTTACCGATCCCAACTCTATTTCTTCGGCCCGAGCGAAAAAGCTGTTGCCGTCCAGGTAGACCGCCGCGTTGGCGATCCGATGTGCGCTAAAACCGGCCATTTATGCGGCTCCCAGGTTAACCAGGTATTCCCCGGTGATTTCGGTTTCAAAGGTGCCGCGTTCAAATGGCAGGGGCACCGTCAGTTTGTAGCTGAACAACAAGTGTCCCAACTGGATTTCGGTCTGCGGGTTGCGCGCAGGGTCATACCAGCACTCGCCACCGAGCAGCGCCTCATCTCCAATCAGCTTGCGAAAGAATTGGTTGACGCTTTCTGTGACGCTGTCGATCAACGAGTTGGTGATTGGCTGATCGACGAACTGCAGCGAGCTGTAGCGGATCGATTCGTCGACCACATCCTTGGTCCGACGCACGTTTTCGAAGTTACGCATATGGGTCACGGTCGGCCATGCGGCTGTCCGATTGCCCCACAGCCGCAGGCCGGTACCGAACGAATTGAATACGGTGGTGATACCGTTTTCGTTGAGCAGGTTGACCTCGCTGTTAGGATCATCCACACGCGCCGTCAATGGCCGCTCCAGGCCGATGACACCTACCAGTTCCTGATTGGAGCTGGGCCACCAGTAACCCTTGTCATTATCAACCTTGGCCCGCAGGCCCGCGGCACGAATCGACAACGGCTGCAAGCGCTCACCGTTGGTGTTGGCGTCGTAGATCTTCACATGGGGGTAGCACAACCGAACTCGGTCGCTGCTGGTGTTGAAATTGATGGTGCCAACTGGCCCACGACCGGCGATCACTTGCTGGACTGTGGCGCCGATGGGCGCGTCGATGTAGGCAACACCACTCAACTGGGTCGCTGAAGCGATCAATTCCACACCGACCGAGTTCAAGGTGCTGAAGCCAGGCGCAATGAAAAGCTTGGGGAAGAAGCCAAATAGGTTGTAGCTGTCAGGAAAAGCCTTCAGACCAGTGCGGCGTCCCGCCTGAGTCACCGAGCCAATGATATCGGCTGGAGTGACCTTGCTTGGATCGGCATGTGTGTAGTCAGCCTTGACCTTGGCCGTTGCGGGAATGCTCCCGGTAGCCACGCGTGTTACCCGACCGGTCAGCATGTTCACCGTGTAGTCGGTACCCAGCACATAGGTGTTGGTGTCGTCGTCGGACTTTAACGCCAACAGCTGCAATGCGCCGTGTTGCAGCTGCAGTAAATCGTTGTCACCAAACTGGCGCGCCTGGCCCACGACATTGCTGCGGTGGATTGCCGGATCGAGGACATTGACTACCAGGATGGTCCCAGCACCGAAGGCGTGAATGCCTGCAAGCGCCTCGGCGATGCTGAAGCCTGCCAGATCGGGGCCGAACTTGGCGTCGTCGACTTCAGTCTGCGACAACGTTAGCTCGTTGATTGGCCCGATGGGCGCGGTGCCGACCAGGGCGATGACCGCCGACTTGACCACGCGAATAGCCCGAGGGCCACGCTCGACTTCGACCGTTTCGATGCCGTGCAGAAAATTAGCTGTCATTTGCTTTCGCTCCTTTCTTATCGCTGACCGGAACTAGATCGGCCTTGGATGGAGGTTCGTCGGAGGTTGTAGGCAGCGGCACCAAATGCTTCAGCTCCAACAACACCAGGGTGTATTCATGATCTGCTGGTAAAGCGACCGGCTTTCCGGGTAGCAGCTGCACATCGATCAGCTCACCTGACTCGCCGACGCGCAGTGATGCGCTGCCCTGCGGGCCGGTGTAGCGGTATTGGGTCAGCACGGTTGGCTGGGTTGATTTCATGGGTACTCCTCAAATCGGGCTTCTGTCAGTAGCGGGCCGTCTTCAGGGCCCATGATTTGCAGCTGTAGCGAGCGAGTAGTAATCGCTACGCCGTATTGCCAAAGCCCTTGCACTTGGCCGATGAAGTGTTCGGAGGCTGGCCTGCACGCCATATCGCAATGCGGTGGCTTCCATCCAGTCAGGCATTCGCGAATCCGATCCAGGTAGCTGATCGCACCGCTGGTGCCGTGAAGCTGGCGAAACACAAGCGTCAGCTGAAAACTCATGTTGCGTGCTTGGAACACTGCGTCAGTGGCCTCCGACGCGCCAAACGTCGACTTGCCGTAGGCCACCAGGATCGCGCCACACGCATGGTTGAGCCGGTACTGGACTGGGTTTTCGGGGAACAGCTCTATCGCCAACTCTCGGTCGAAGTCCTTTTTCAACCGAGCGATAAAGGCATCCAGCAACTGTTCGGTTTGTGTCTTGGGCTTGAGCTGGCTCATCAGTAACTTTTCCATTGATCGTCACTGAACTGGCGACGACGACCACGAACCTTGATCTCACCAGGCTCTGGTGCGGCTTGGCCGGTTGGCATACCCAAGGTCACCACGCCATCGCGAATGCTCTCCAGGAGCTTGATGGTGTCCTTGCGACTATCCTTGACTGGGTCAGGCATCATCCCTTCGGGACGACGCTGATACAGCCAATGCCGCGCCAGGTACACCACAGCATCACGCAGTACAGTTGGCACCGGGTCCAGCGGCAGGTTATAGCGCCCGCGCAAATAGCCATCCACCAACTCCTCAGCATGACGCACGCCGTCACCAATGACGTTTTCGTTCGGTTGCTGAGCAGCCGGATCA